AGATACCAAGACATATACTTGAACACAATATAATTGTACCAACTTTGGGTCTTACAGGCGACAAGCATGTAACAATCCCAATGGCTTATGGTCTTAATATGGCAGTTAACTTTGGTAGAAGTTTGAGTAGAATGGGAAGAGGTGAATACACCCCGGGCGAAGCAATGAGGAGTATCGTTGGAACAACTGTTGAAAGTATTAGTCCTATAGGTGCTTATGACAACTTCTTGAACTTCGCGGCTCCTACAGTATTTGATCCATTTATATCAGTAGGAATAAATGAGGATTACAAAGGCGATCCTATTTACAAAGAATCGCCTACCTACGCATCTGTAGCAAAAGCAAATAGTTCTCAATATTGGTCTAATACTAGTTCTATAGCTAAGACAATAGCTTCTAGTGTTAATAGTTTAACTGGTGGAGACGATATAAAAGGCGGACTAATAGATATGTCGCCTGACATTATAGAGTATTGGTTTGGAACTTTTACGGGTGGGGCAGGAAGATTTGCGATGAGAAGCCTTGAAGCTCCCGTAGACATATACGATGCACTACAAGGAGACTTTGAAGGCAGTCTAATAAACAGTATACCTTTAGCAAGAAAGGTTATAACAACTCCGTCTCCAAGAGCAGACACGGGTAATTATTTAGATAACAGACAAGACCTATTTACGTTAATAGCACAACTAGATATGGCAAAGAGGTCTGGGGACAAAGAAGCAGTCGCATCTATCTACGAGAATAATAAGAAACAAATAAGTATAGTTGGAAGAATGAAAGCCATAGATAATGCAAGAAATAGGATGCAAAGGCAGATAAAAGAGATTGAAAGAAATCCACAAATACCTGAGGATACAAAAAGAAAAATTATAAGAATTAGAAGAGATAAGATAAACGAGCTTCAGCAAATGGGTTTAATACTAATGAGGTCAGCGGGCTTCAAAAAGGCGGGCTAGAAGTTAATTTTAACTTTTGTATCTAAAAGTTTGCAATACAGTAAGTAATTTATACTGCAGCCGTTATATAAACATGCTTGTTCAAGATGTAGCCAAAAGTTTGGAGTTTTGTAAGATTTTTTTCTCGCAGCGTGAGCGAATTACTGGTAATTGTATATTTAGTTTAACAAATACGATGGTTTAAGATGGTCTTCGATCTAGGGATCATATAAATAAGTATAAAAGCGACCATCTTGCACCAACTACTATCATACTATCATTTTTTCTTTTTTAATTGGATTAACTCTGAGAGATACCATTGAGCCTTTTGCAAGTCCTCTAGCCCATTCTTATGATTAAATCTCCACATGTACTTGATGACGTTCCCCTGTAGGTAAAATTGGTAGCCATCTCCCGTAGCACTTTTGATTGCGTCTATACATTCAACCTTTCCTTTTCTGTAGTGGCTAGGTCTGTTTACGTTATCTTTAGCTTTCATCTTGATCCTCCAAATAATCTTCTATGTTTAAAATTGTATGCTGATTGATGTATATGGGGGTATCTTCGCCTACCCAAGACCCAATTACGTTGTAATCAAAATATTCTATGGCATCATCTTCTTTCATATGATTGTCATGCATAAGTATTAATATGCATTTATCGTAATCATATATCGCCACTTGTTTTCTACCGAAGGCACTTATAGTTGTGCCTACAAACGCATCTTCAAACCCATCTGCTAGTCTCATTTATTTCTCCTACTCTTTTAAAATATTTTAATTCAAAGTGTGCCATTGGCTCCTGATCTTGCCAATCGTTTCTATCTGATCTACCACCTTGCTTGATGGTGAAAGGGGAAAAAAAATCCAAATAAGCTAATACATCTAGCCACGACACCAATAGTATTGGAGTTGTGTTTGTTTCTTTTCCTAATCTCCTAGCCTCTAAAACTTTTGCTAGTGATATTATGTATGTGGGGAATGTTCCAAAATTATGTGTTCTGCATTTTACTTCTGCCCAGCCAACCAGCAATTCTGATCGATACATAGAATAATCTAACTTATAGGACATTGGAAGTTTGTGGTAGACTATGCCCCAACATTTTGAGACATAGTCTAGAACTTGTTTTTCTGATCTTCTATCTTGTGAAGTTTCATATAAAGACCTAGCCATAAGTTTAATTTAACTTCTAGGGCTTTTTTCTAACCAAGCAATTACGTCTGATTTCTTATAAAGTCTTTTAGGTCTGTTCTTTTCAGACTTAATTATTTCAAAACTTTTTGGGAAAGTAGAGTTCTCATCATTGATTATATTATATAGTGTCATTCGACTTATAGAAAGATAATTGGCAACACCATCTAAAGTCAAATAGTCTGATTGAATATCAGCATTATTCTCCGACTTTTTCTTTGTCATCTTCTTGCCTTTCATCAGGTGTGCCATCTTCATTAAGCTTAACCATAGCAACCATGTATCTTGAGCCAATCCAATCTTTGTGCAAAGCCTCAGGGACATCATTTGGATGTATTGTTAAACGTATGTTTGTACCATTTTTGTCTTGCATCATGGATGTTTTGACTGCTTCAAAATGGACATTAGCAATTTTATTTTCTTCTTCCATTTAACTCTCCCTTAAAATGGTATTTCGTCATCTAATATAGCACTAGATGATGATTGTTGTTGTTGCTGAGGGGCATTGCTTTTAGTGTAGCCATGTTGTTGCTCTTGTCTTTCTCTTTCAACATTCCCTATTATTCTTAAATAAGGAGAACCCGCCTTGCTCATCTTTTTCCAACCAACTAAATTAATTTTAGGTTGGCTTATGCCCTCTTCCTTTTGTTTTATTATGTCGTTAACAACTTCCATTTCTAATGAAAGCATTCCTGAGTAATCAGGACTTTTGTCTGACCTTTTTTCTCTTTGGGCAAATAGCCCACCCGTTGCGGGATATTGATTATTGTCCATTATTTTCTCCTTTATCATTGACAATTTCTTCTGCTCTCTTCTTGAAAGCCTTTTCTACGTCTTCGTAGTCCTTTGGGGATAGTTTTTCTAAAACTTCCCGTGCCTCTTTATTGCTTTTCCAAAAGCCAACTATATCTGCTCTACTAGTTTTGCTTGGTAAAAACTGAATGAAGACTTCTTTAATAAACTCTATGCCTTTTACAGTTTCTTTAGTGTTATCTAAATTTAAAAATGTTGCTTTAGGCAGATTATCTTTATCATTAGTTTCATTAGTACCGCCCTTTATTTCCTCAGGTCGCTCCTCTTTAAAACTGTCAGCCTCATCCTCTGCGTATACGTCTCCATGAAGACCAACTAATTTTAGTATAACTCTGTCCTTAGCCCTCTTCTCAGCCATAGCATATGGATAGCTATTTTTATTATTTGACGGGGATGCCTCGCCTATAGACCATTCAGATTTGTCTCCCATATGACCCATGACCATTAGGCTAACAACTCTTTTGCTACTGTCATTTTCTAATATTTGAGGGGCATCAAACTTAATGTTTCGAGCCACCGCAACTTTTTCCAAAGCCTTATGTAAAAGAACATAAGTTCCGTGACAGTTCCATCCCGCATCTGTGTGGTTCATTCCTATTTCTTTTAAGGTTTCTACAACCTTATCAGGTATATTGCTTTTCATTTTAATCCCCTACATACCAAACATTTTATTAATAAAATTATTCCATGCATTACCTACATAAAGATATGCCCTTATGAAAACATTTTTCTCTACCTCTTTTGCCTTTCCCGTAGCCTCTGCAATATGCTCTGCTATTAAAGACCTATCCTTTGGTCTTTCACTTATTACTCTAGGCTTTAATTTTACAAGACCACTTTTTTTAACTTTCCTAACAACTCTTTTAGGTATCTTTATTTTTTCTGTCATATCGATCTTCCTTTATATTGGTTACAAAAATCAGCAACTGAACAATAGTTGCCACATCGTGTGTACTCTCCACTACGAAATTCCATTTCTAAATTTGTTTTTTTGATATAGGCTTTGTCAGTTTCATTATGCCATTCCATGTACTTGATAGCTTCTTCTTCGCTATCTAAAACTCTCAATGCCCTCTTCTGCCCTTTTTTCTTTACTGCCCATGTGTCGTTCTTTTTCCACATTTCTTCAGAACTACAAAGACCTAAATCCCCATGAACATCAGCCAAAATCTGTGCCTCTTGATGTAAAGCCATTCTGTCAATTATATATTTTGATGCTTTTTCGTGATCCCATAAAGGTATATCAACAAAAACTATAGGTGCTTTTGGATAGTCTTCTTTTCTCTCTGCGTCTCTTCTGTTCCAATCTCTCAAGATTGCACATATTTTAAGATTAGTTACTTTGCTTTTATTGAAAGCATGTTTGTCATTTACCAAATATGCATAACAATTTAATTGATTTTCCCACTCAGGCTTTCCGTATATTACAGACCAAACTGACGTAACCTTGTAATCAACTATGGTTATGTTATCGTCTTTTACTTCTTGCCTATCAATCGCACCTGACAAAACCCAACCACTAACAGTAGAATACAATCTCTCTTCTGTTATGCTATCTTCTGATTGTTTTGAATTTTCTAGAACTGAATGTACCGCAGTACCAAACAATGCCCAAACCATATCAACCGCATCCACCTCTATCTGATGGTCGTGCTTTTCTTTCATTAATCTTATCTTGGGGCTATCGATTAAGGTAGTGACAGATATGTCAGCTTTACCTTTACTGTATTTGTCGTTTATGGCAAAGTCCACAAAAGGTTGTGGCATACCAAAGTTATTGGTTATTTTCATGTCATTTCTCCTTACGCACTTTTATAGATAATAGGAATACCAATTTATGTCAACAGAAACCCAAAAAAAAATAAATTTTATTATCGAGGGCGAACCCGCAAGCAAGTCAAACTCAAGAAAAATAGTTACATTTGGCAAAAGACCCGCCCTGATAAAATCAGATAAGGCTAGAAATTATGAAAAGATTTTTGCTCTTCAATGCCCACAATTAGAAAATCTTATTGAAAAAGATGTCAAAGTAGAGTTAGTTATATATTACTCTTCAAGAAGACCTGATCTAGATGAGAGTGTTATCTTGGATTGTATGCAAGGAAAGATATATGCTAACGACAGACAAGTTAAACAAAAGTATATATATTGGGGATTGGATAGAGAAAGACCAAGAACTCATGTCAGAGTGTCGACTCTGGAAACATGTGATGTGCCAAGCGATTTCTGATTTGTATTTGGGAACCGCAAAAGAAAAGCTATCTGTCGCTGAATGGATTATCAGCGATGATTATGATCAGGTTTGCGATATGGCAGAATTAAATGCGAGCAGATTAAAAAAATATTTATTTGAAATTGCAAACAGTAAACCTATCGTTGCGAGATACTTGGGCGAGAAGTTGAAGAAGACAATTCAAAATAGAAGTTCCCCCTACTAGTTATAACAAGAACTAGTTATAAATATATATAATATAAACTAGTTATATATATACTAGTTATAACTAGTAATACTAGTAGAAGTTAAAATTAACTTTTGGAGTACATGGGCAATTATGGGGTACACGACAAAGGTGGTATTAAGTTTCTAAACTTATAAAAATAATAATTTTTTTCATTGACGATTATTTTTTATGGAACTATCTTTTTCAAATTGCGTAAGGAGAAAACATGGAACTAGCATCAAACATCAGGGCAAATGCCCTCAGATTAGGTAGCGGTCAACACAAGGTTAACTGCCCCTTTTGTTCGCATAAGCGAAAGAAAAAAGATCAGAAAACAATGTCATTAAAAGTAGATAGCAGTCTTGTTATTTATAATTGTTGGCATTGCAATCAAAACGGGTCTGTAAAAATTGGAGATAATAACTTTAGGCTGATAAGGAGGAGCAATGTGGTTCATGCTGTAGACAAAAGATGGGATGATTTATCAGTTGAGAATGGCAGTATAGATTATTTAAAAAGCAGAGGGATATCAGAAAATACCGCAAAAATAGTGGGGGTAAAATTTAAAAAACATTACATTGCATCAGAGAAAAAAGAGATGCCTTGTTTGGTTTTCCCGTATGTCAACAAGGGCAATACTGAATTTGCAAAGCTGAGGTCGTTTCCAAGTAAGGGATTTTCTTCTCAGGGATCAGCGGTTAATTTTTTCAATATAGATAATGTTGAGACTAACGATTGGATTATTATTTGCGAGGGGGAAATGGATGCACTTTCATTTATCGAGGCGGGATACAAATCTGTTGTTTCGATACCACATGGGGCAGTAATGAAAGTAGTTGACGGCAAGATAGATGCACATGAAGACGGGAAATTTAAGTTTATTTGGAATGCCAAGAAGAAATTAGAACTGTGTGACAAGATTGTTATAGCTATGGATAACGACAAGTCAGGTCAGGCAATGGCTGAAGAGATAGCTAGAAGAGTTGGTAAGGACAGATGTTACAAATTAGATTATCCTGAGGACTGCAAGGATGCTAATGAAGTTTTAGTAAAGCACGGCAAAACAAAGTTGGATGAGATTGCATCAAATCCTAAGCCGTATCCCGTTTCAGGTCTTTACGATGCATCGCATTTTTATGAGGAAGTCGATGAGATATATGAGAAAGGTGTAGGCTCAGGGGCATCAACGGGATATGAGGAAGTAGACCCGCTATATACGATTGTCGAGGGTCAGCTAACAGTTGTTACGGGTCATCCATCAAGCGGTAAGTCAGAGTTTGTTGATCAGATAATGGTAAACATAGCAAAAGAAAAAGGATGGAAATTTGGAATATGTTCTTTTGAAAACGAGCCTAGAATACATATAGCTAAGTTAATAAGTAAGCATGTAGGCAAGCCATTTTTTGATGGCATTACACCAAAATTAAATAAGGAAGATTTGATTGAGGGGAAGAAATTTGTGCAAGATCATTTTTCATTTTTGTATCAGGCTGATGGCTCGCTATCTACGTTAGATAGCATTATGGAAAGAATGAAAGTTGCGGTAATGAGGCATGGAGTTAGGGGGGTTGTGATCGATCCATACAACTATATCTCAAAAGATAATTTAACTTCTGAGACAGATTGGATTTCAGATATGTTGACTGCCCTGAGAGTTTT